CCATTGAATACCGAAGCGAACGAACACAGTATATTCAATTGTGTCCTTCTTAGCAACATATTCACGGTTAACGACGATATCACGCTGGAAGCCCCATACACGGTTTTGTGGGAATGTCAAATCGACATAGCCATCTGGGTAGTAAGGAACTTCTTGGACATCAATTCCGAGGACACGAGTTGTACGTGCGCCACCGAAAGTTTGGCCTTGGCCATCAAGGTATGCCTGTGTGTTTGCATAGGTATTACCATTCTTACCAAGTGCCTCAGCGATTGCATCAGACAATGTACCATTATTCTTAACGATACCTGCGAATGCATCTGTACCTGCGTAGAACTTAAGATTGTTCTTAAGTGCACGATACTTACGTGGCATAGCAAGGATGATTTCCTGCATCTTTTCTGGAGTCCATGCGTTGTCAGCAACGGTAATTGCTGCTTCATGTGAATCTCCATTTGTCTGGTGCTTCTTGATGAAGCCAGGCATAATTGAAAGGAATGGTGCTGTTGTACCATCACCATTGATAGCAAGATCTTCAATGTCATTAGCGAATGCATTTGTCATCAAGCGAACGAGATGATCTTCTAATGCAGCCCCCTCGACATTGTCTTCTAGTGCTTCAGCAGAAACTTCCCAATCAAGACGAATCTTCTTGGTTGTAAGTTCTACCTTAGAGAACTGAGCGCCAGTGTTTGTGTAGTCACCGATTGCCTGTGAGGCTGCACGGATAACACGTTCACCAACATTGATCTTCTCAAGTTCCATGGTGTTTGCTCTCATCGTCACACGACGACCATCTTGGGCGAGAACGGTAGCATCCCAAACGTAGTCAATAAAACGACGTGCCTGTTCAGGGCGTAGGATTCCGCTTGCAGCATCACCCGAAGGGTTAACGGCATTAGGACCAGTGGTAACACCAAAGTTAGCATTAGGGATGTTGCCAAGTGTATTTGCACCTGGATCTGTTACACCACCAACGCCACCTGAAGCGAAAGCGCCTTGTCCCTGGTATAGACCAGGTGCGGTTCCGCCTAGTTCGCCAGTTTCTCCTGGCTGGTTTTTCTTAATCTCTTCCGACATATTGTCACCTCCTAAGTGATTACTTAATTAAATAAGTCGGCTGTTTTGAGGAAACGTCCGCCCCATAGGGATTTTTCAACCATTGCTGGTTGTTCCTGTACGATCTCGCCTAGATCGCCAGACTTTCGGAATGCTGTATCTGCTTCTACTGCGTCAACACGCTTTCCAAACTTGTCAACTTGCTCAACTGTTGCAGCAATATCTTTGGCGACTGCTTCCAGTGAACTCTTTACTGCATCTGTATCAACCTTTGTAGACTTAAGCATTTCTACCTCTGCCTGCAAAGACTTTACAGTTTCAACTAAATCGCTAAAGGCTGATGTAAGTGTATTCTTGATTTCTGCAATTGATTCAACAATTACTTCATCTGATTTAGATACTTCTGTAGCAACCTCTGCTGCTGGCTCTTCGACTGATTCATCAGCCTTAGCAACCTCTTCTGTTGCTGGTGTCTCTTCAGACTTTTCAACAGTTTCTTCGGCTACTGCAGTCTCTTCAGACTTTTCAGTAACTTCGGCAACAGGAGTTTCAACTACTGCATCTGCCTCTGGAGCGATCTCTTCTGACTTTGCAACTTCGACTTCTTCAGTCTTTGTTTTTCTTGCCATAGGATTATCCTCCTTTGTTATCTTAGCATCAATGCCTTTAGCACTATCTACTAAGAATTTGACTATATCCATTTTTTCGTTGTCTTCTTTTTCAACGAAACCTATATTCTTCATTTGATTTCCAGTAGTTGGGCTAACTGCTGTTTCTTCTTCTGATACCATAACTAATCCAGATTCCTCATCATAAAAAACATTTTCTAATGCTACGTCTTGTCCTTTAACAACTTCAACGCCATCAACTTTTTCTACATGCATAATATTTGCAAATTGATTTGCTGGGGAATCTACAAGACTCAACTCAACCAAATCATAATCTTTAATAATTCTAATTGTGGAATCTGACTTCTCATCATAACCGTCATCCCACTTATTCATACGTCCACCAATTGAAAATCCTGTTAGTGTACCGTCCAAAACTTTTTCCCATGTATCTTGTGCGCCTTTTGAAACATATGCTGAAACAAAAACTCCAGAGTAAAACTTTTTAGATTCTGGATCAAAATATCTATCTTCTTTAAAATTAACCATTTTGCCAACAGCAAGTGGTTGATGCATTTCACGAATATTTCCACGGAACTTTGAAAATGCTTTCATTGATGCTTCTGCTGTCACAATATCGCCTTGCTTGTCAATATTATCAAGAGATGCAAAACCTGAGACGATACGTCTCTCCTTATCAACCTTCGCAAATGGAAGGGAAAGTCTTACTGAGTCCCCACTGGTATCCCAATGGGCTTTTGATATAGTCATACTAGAATATATTATAGAGCCTTTTTATACGAATGTTAACAAAATGTGAATAATTATGTGGATAACTATTCGGTAGCCCGACCTTCACCTTTTGGGTTTCTACCATTGATAGTGGCAGCACCGTCAGACTGATTGTTCAGTCTCTCTCCATCCCGCTCACGATCAGAATTATCTGCTGGTTTAGGCTGGAAAGGCTCATCCCCTCCTTCCCTTTGCGGGAGTCCAAGAACTGATCTTGCTTCGTTAGGAAGCATGACTTGGCTTTTTACATATCTCTCAAGAATCTGCGATTGTGCTATTTCGTCAGTTAAGGTTAACTCTTTAAACTTTAGAACTAATACATCTGTTTTTTCTTTAATAATCTTATTAATAATTTTTTCAAGTTCTCTTTGTGCTGGTCGAGACACCTGCTCCTTAAATGTACGATCCTGTGCTAAGGCTGCTGCAATGGCTCCAGAATCGCCACCACCAATTTTTGAAAGTGGAACCTGATGTGCAATTAAAATATCATCACGGTTTTGCTTACGGTATCTCTCAAACGAACCTTCTTGAACCCCATTTTCAATTGGCTCCATCTTAAATTCAACTTTATTGTTATCAGTATCTCCAGGAAGTGGGATATAGAGGGTTCTATGTGATTGCCCCTTAAGACCTGTTTGTAAAAACCTAAACATCTTATCTTCAGCATCCCCAGAAAGTTTTGCGCCCTTTAACGTCACAACATAACGAGGGACAGCCTTATTACTAAAGTAGTCGATGTTATATTGTGACGCTAACTGGTCTCCATGGAGCGATGTTATTGCCGACATTATATCTGGTACACCATAAAAAGTATTTAAAGGCGAATACTGTTTAAAGTGTATGATTTCATTTGGTCTAGGATCCGATGTTACTGGATTTGGATTCTTTGCACCAAAATTCCTAAAATAAACAACCTTGCTTCCGATAATTTGAACGTATCCATCACGCAGACGACGTACACGCATAGTTGTGGCTGGAATATGACCAACATACCCGATCTCTCCACGTGTTGTTCTGCCAATTTCTAGATATCCATTTCCAATTGCCTGAACATCTGTATAAACCTTCATCATTGTTGTAGTGAATGAATCATCATCATTTAAAGACTCTAACCATTCATGCATTTCTATTTTTGCACGTTCAATTCTGTTTCTTGCTCTATCTACTTGACCCTTATCCTTATTTGACTCAAGTCTTAACATTGTACTTGGAGAAACTTCAAAGTCATACCCAAGCCCAACTATATTTTCAACCTTTGCATCAATGGCTGCGTGGTTTGCAAAAGATGTATCGTAATAGTTAGCAAGTTCATAAACATTCCATGGTGGGGTAATTACATCAAATAGTCCATAGCCATTTCTATATACCGTGCCAGGATTAATCTCTTTTGATTTTGCATCTCCCAAACCATGCTGTTCTGCTCTTGCGCTATCAAGATATCCTTGGCTTGGGTCGTTTGCACTTGCTTTTTCTAAAAGTCTATTAACTCTTCTTTTAAAATTATTATCTATACCATTATAGGACTTTAACTCTGACCACGCTTTATTAAAGGGATCAGATGCTTTAAATGGATCTGCAGACTCTACAAGATTATCTATCCTTGCACCAATTAAATATTCTCTATCTTCTGTCATTATTCATCAGCCCCATATTGTCTAATAGTTTGTTTTGCTGCATGAACTGCACCAAGGTCGTTGAGATTAGGGATTAGGCCTTCTGACATTCTTTGCTTTTGCTCTGCATACTCTTCATCAGAGATTCTACTTAGTCCCGCAAAAAATACAGCCTCTCCATCTGGCTCTCCGTAATGGGCTGCTGCCTTTTTCAATTCTGCAATCTTTGTTATATCCCCCTTCATCGAGGGTATGTTTAGTATGTTTCCTTGACCGTCTGTAAACCATTTGCCGTTTTGCCTTTTCCAGACATAAATACCCCAGTCATACATCTTGTCGATGACTTGAATCTTTGACTTACCAATTTGTGCAGGATTATTCTTTTTCATTACCACAAGTATACCATACTATACCGCATCTGATATCTGGGCTTGCCAAGTTATATTCTGGAATGTCGAATATTCGTAGTTGCTAAAGCCAAAAACTGTATCGTCTCCAAAAATAATCTTATTAGTTCCTGTGTATGCCTTATATAAATCTGATGGATTGACTCCATAATAACTTATAGAAGACTGTACTAGTACACCCTGCCACATATAATATTGTGTCCAATATTCCCAGTCGAATAGCCCCTCTAATGCAAACTTAACCCTAGCCCATGGCCTTTTATTTACAGTCTGAATTGCCTGTAAATTTGTAGTTTGATAATATGATAAATTATTAAAAATAATAGGACCATTAATCATTATAGATCCAGCATAGGACTTAAAGTTTAGAATTGCTGGAAAGCCAAGGCCGATCATGGCCCACTCATTAATATTTAATACTGGCTCTTTAACAACCCTACCATTAATATAAAAAACAATACCATCAAACAATGCGCCAGTTGTTGCGTCAATTGCATATATTTTTGCCCGTTTTCCATTTGGGTGGTTTGCCAGCATATAAAATTTAATAGTTTTACCTTTTGCATTAATTTGCATTATCTGTGTTGGCGCATATGGGAAAAAGTCACCATTAAATCTGATCAAAGATTGTAGTGCCATCACTTCATAATTTTCTGACTTATTTGCATTAACGGGAATTGCCACTCCTCGATTTGTTAGTGGATGGTAATTTCCTCGTAATTCTAAACCAGAATACCTAGTTAAATATAAATACGGAGAAGACCCCTTATATATAGTAAAAGGATTTTTAGTTTTGTAATTGAAATAATAACCATTATTTACATATGGATATACACTTGTTCCAAATCTTGTCCCAATGTTATTTGCAGTATTATAATTAAATGCTTGAGAGGCTAACTGTAAACTCTTAACCTTTATTGGTTGATATCTGATTCCATCAACCTCAAACTCTAAATGTACAACTATTGCAATGTCGTTAAAATCAACGCCTTTTGGAGGATAAACAATTATGTTATCTACAATTTCATACTTTGTGTTAATCCAATTAGAGCCTGGAGTAATTACTCCATTTTTTGGAACACTTTCTGTGTTTACAAAAAATCCATTTGATGCATTGGCACCATCTTCTAAATATTCAAAAGTAATATAAGTCTTCAGAATAGAGTCTGTTGTGTCGTAGGAGTATGTCTTTATCGATCTTTGTGCTAAATCCTGATAGTCTAAATAACCAGTATATAAATAATTATCCAAAGCCTCATAAGTTCTTTGTTGTGGGTAAGAATATTCAGCAGCCAATTCAGAATATGTCCAGCCATTTTCGTCCACAGTTTCAGACTCTTTAAACTTAGCAGGGGCTGGATAGTTTATATTAAATTGAATAAAATCTATTCCAAACTTAGAATTTCCGTATTCATCTGTAATGTATTGTCCAAAATAAGAAAGAGGAATATAATCTTTCCATGACCCTTTTATGTCTACATCTAAATAAAAGTTATCAAAGTAATTTTTTGGAGTAATTCCAAGACTTGGCTTATGCTCTGATAACTTAATATATAAAAATTCTGAAGCATTAAAGTCAAAAGGACTTTCAGAGTTTAAATAATATGTCCAAAATTCTTGATCTGACTCCCCCCCGTCGTAGTCAACTGTTGGTCCATAAAGATTAAAAATATTTTCATAGTCTTTAGGTACGCCTAAATTATTAAACAAATCTTTAATAT